AAGTGATTGGAGGACGTGCTATTGACGTTCAGCGAGTTAGCGATTCAGGTTTGGCTAGTTATATGTCCAAAGCTACCCGTTACATGACGAAGGGTTCAAGTGTTCAACATGACCGAGATTGTACCGAAGTATCTTCGGCTATGTATGGGAAACATGTTTTTGGCACGACTGGAAGTTTATGGGGGACAAAATATGGTAGAATGTGAAATGTGTGGAGAAGACTGCAAGGATTGGGAAGCCTGGATATTTGCCAGGCAGGAAGATCCATACTGTTATGATTGCACAATCGGAAAGAAATGGAAAATGACTGAGGACGATTGGGAGGCTAAATTTCATGAATTGCAAGAAGTGTGAAGTTAGACTCAACTGGGGTGTTGCAGAGATTTTAGTCTGCCCCAGCTGCAATGATATCTTCCGCGAGATTATTAAGCCTAATGCGATACGGCAAGTGCATGGCTCGCAGACGGAAGAAGAGTAGAAGTTCAAAATTAGATAGCGTAATGACTATTCCTTTTGCTATTAGTGGTGCTGGTGAACTTGCTACAGATACAATCGATATCAGTCAATGCGCGTCGTTGGTGAATCGACGTTTTTATCGTCAAGGATTGGAGTGGGCCGTAGCCGGTTTCACTGTTCTTAGTTCTGACCAAGGTACTGTTAATCTTCAAAAGTTACCAGATACCTGGATGTGTGATAATGGTTACACAAAAGCCTATCATGCTTGGAAGCGTCAGCAAGATGATGCGATTGAAGAGGCAGGTGCCGAGTCTGCTGTTGCAGCATTTAGAGATTTTAAGATACACATGGATGTTACCCATGTTACTGCTGGTTTTGCTAATAATCTATTACCAATTGGTTATGGTGGAGCTGGTTATCCCATTGGTGAATGGGAAGCTTCAAGCATTGTAGTTCCCAATATTCTTCCTGATGCTTCTGGATCTACTGTAGATCCTACTGAGTATATGTTACACACTGTTGGTGTAAATAATAACGCAGGCGTAAGCCGAGGTATAATTGAAGGGTATGCTGATTCTAGAGCTTTCCCACAATCACCGGACCCAGTTAGTCCGGATATTGCTTCAGGCAATAATTGGATGAGAGATATGTTCGATGTCGGTAACGACTCGTCAGAGATTGTAGATAATGCAACTGATGTTAATGATGAGTTGCCATATGACCAGGTTAACTATCCTGGTGGTGAAACTGTTGCTCCAGTTTTGGAGGTTTCAGATCAAGCCATTGCTAGTGCTACTACTATTGGCGGCAAGACTTCTTTGAAGGGTTCTAATTATAAATGTGGTCTTGTACGTATATTACATGATTTCCCTGTTCCAAGTAATCCTGACCTTCCTAATGTTATAATGCTTTTACATTTGGTACCTGGTAACCATCGTGGTTACCTAGCGGAGAGGATGACATGAGTGCTCCTATCGCTAAACCTGTTGAGACTGTTATGGCATCAGCTAAAGTCGCATATCTAGTTCAACTGATTAAAGACAACCAGCTTGTTACAGCGTTGTTAGTTTTCGTAGCCTGGCAGGTCGGTTTAATTGCCGATGCGCAGGCAGCAGTTGCAGGAGTTTGTTAATTATGGCAGTGAAATATGGTAAGAAATTTAAGTGCAAGAAAGGTAAGTACAAAGGCAAAATGGTTTGCTATGCTTACACTAATGGACGTAAGTCCACTAAGCGTATGGTTCTTCATCGTGGTCGAAGATGAATAAGCTTAAGCATTGGATTCTTGAGAAGATTGCTCTTGAATCTTTAGAGCGTACTGGTAATATTCCTAAAGGTACGTCTAAAGCTGCTTTAGCTTATACTTTGTTTATGGTGACTCCTGATCCAATTAAGCATGCTCTTTGGACAGGATCCCAACGTGTAGTTGGTAGAACCCTGGCTGTTATTGATTCCCCCAGGGGATTTAAGCCTGGAACGCATCAACCTTCTGGTAGAAATTTGTATGCTGATACTTCAACAGGACGATATCGGCCTCCGACTATGCCAGGTAGTCGTCCTGCTACTGTAAATTACAGAGTTCCACGAATTGGCGGTGGAATTATGGCTTTGCCAGCACTTAATATAGGATTGGGAGTTATGATTGCTGGTCAATTTATGGATTGGTATGATCCATATGATCCAATTGCAGATTCAATGTAGTGACAATTAACCACACTACTCATTGGTGCGAGAGCGATTCGCAGAATCGTGATGCGGTGAGATTCACTCACGCACCCATCAGCACTTAGCGGCTTCACACTACACCTCTATCTTGTCTTGGTATAGAGGTGTAGAAAGTGCCGTTTTCCTCGGAAGAGTTTATGGGCTATTAACCAGGGAACGGCACTTATGGAGTTGCGTGCATCTTACCCCCTTCAGAGATTGCTTGATGGATGCACGCAACTAAAGACAAATTACGGGTTACGAGTTAGTGATCCAGGTCATTTGTCGACAAAGAGATGTTGTAAGCGGGGTTGTCATTGGTGTGACTATCGTTTAAGAGCTAGACATCTCAAAAAGTTAAACCGTCTGGAGAGATTAGTCCAGAAGGAGCCCGAAGCGTGGAGATTTGAAACTTACACGTTACCAGGAGATTTATTTGAAATCCGAGGTGCTTCTTTATCTGAGCAATTGGAAGTCTTTAGACGTGCAAAGAAACGGTTTCGTAAAAGACGTGGAGGTATGACCTCTTCTTACGTTATTGAACATACGAAGAACTCCACGTCAGGAAACTGGCATTTACACTCACATGATCTAGTTGCCAGTGGTGAAGAGTACAGCGACTTTAATGGGAAGGTGAACGAACTCACAAAAAAATGGTTACAATGTGTTGACAAAAGTACAACCAACCATTTACTGAACTTCGATGTACCTCTCGAAGTGATTGGAGGACGTGCTATTGACGTTCAGCGAGTTAGCGATTCAGGTTTGGCTAGTTATATGTCCAAAGCTACCCGTTACATGACGAAGGGTTCAAGTGTTCAACATGACCGAGAT